CGGATGGCCGCTTTACCAATTTGAATTTTGAATTTCAAATTACTTTATTAATTACAATAATGCCATTTGGTACCAGACTATATATTGGTACCAATGTACCGATACCAGAGAAGAGATCAATTGGTACCAATTGACCAAGTCAATGGCTCCTCCAAAACGATTTCAAATAAATGCCAAAAATTATTTCCTCACTTACCCTCACTGCTCCTTAACAAAAGAAGAGGCACTCTCTCAGATACAAGCCCTAGATACTATAACAAATAAATTATTCATCAGAATTTGCAGAGAACTACACGAAGATGGGAGCCCTCATCTCCACGTTCTCATCCAGTTCGAGGGAAAATACAAGTGCACGAATCAAAGATTCTTCGACCTCGTCTCCCCAACTAGGTCAGCACATTTCCATCCGAACATTCAGGGAGCTAAGAGCTCGTCAGACGTCAAAGCCTACATGGAGAAAGACGGAGACGTCGTTGATTATGGAGTTTTCCAGGTCGATGGAAGATCAGCTAGAGGAGGTTGCCAATCTGCCAACGACGCTTATGCCGAGGCAATCAACTCAGGCTCTAAATCAGCGGCCTTGTCTATATTAAGGGAGAAAGCTCCCAAAGATTTTGTTTTACAATTTCATAATTTAAATAGTAATTTAGATAGGATTTTTAGTCCTCCGTTGGAGGAATTTGTTTGTCCTTTTCTTTCTTCTTCCTTTGATCGAGTTCCGGAAGAACTCGAGGAATGGGCTGCAGAGAACGCCAGGGATTCCGCTGCGCGGCCGTGGAGGCCCATAAGCATTGTGATTGAAGGGGATAGCAGGACAGGGAAGACCATGTGGGCCAGGTCGTTGAGCCCACATCACAATTACCTTTGCGGCCATCTTGACTTAAGCCCCAAGGTTTACAGCAACAGTGCTTGGTACAACGTGATTGATGACGTGGATCCCCACTATCTAAAGCACTTTAAAGAATTCATGGGGGCCCAAAGAGACTGGCAAAGCAACACCAAGTACGGGAAACCAATTCAAATTAAAGGTGGTATCCCAACAATCTTCCTCTGCAATCCAGGCCCAACGTCATCATACACCGAGTATTTAGATGAGGACAAGAACGCAGCACTAAAAGCATGGGCAATTAAAAATGCGTCCTTCGTCACCCTCTACGGCCCACTCTACTCAACTTCCCATCAAGGTTCAGCACAAATTAGGGAAGAAGAGAGCACCTCGCAGACGGAGGATTGACTTAAACTGCGGTTGTTCTATTTACGTCGCTCTAGGTTGTGCTAACCATGGATTCACGCACAGGGGACACCATCACTGCAGCTCAGGCATGGAATGGCGCGTATATCTGGACAGTGCCAAATCCCCTATATTTCAAAATCACGAACCACGCTCAACGACCGTTCAACATGGATCAGGACATAATAACAATACAGATTCAGTTCAACCACAACCTCAGATCTCAACTGGATCTACACAAGTGCTTCCTGACCTTCAAGATCTGGACTCACTTACAACCTCTGACTTCTTATTTCTTGAATGTATTTAGTAAACGTGTACTAGAGTATTTAGATAATTTGGGTGTAATTTCAATTAACAATGTAATTAGGGCAGTTGATTATGTATTATACGATGTATTGAGAGGAACACAGTATGTACAACAATCAAGTGATATAAAATTCAAACTTTATTAATTTTATACTGAATCGTAGAAATACACTCTGATCTTTAGAGTAGCATACACAGGATTACTGGCATGTGTACAAGCCATATACAATAATAAAGCATTTTCAGTATGATTCTCATATTTAGCCTGCTCCTGATGATTATAAGTAACATGATGATTGAGCTTCCAAAAACGCTTTATGATCGCTTGTTCCTTAGACGCATATTGTCCACCAGTAACAGTGGCACGGAATCTGTGTAAAACCTGCAAACGATCTCTTAATTCCTGTTTAACAGTTGCTGTGCTGGGCTCGTTCTCAAACATATTGAATGCCTCCTGAAATCCATAAGGAGTTGTACCAGGTCGTCTATCTCTAACTAACCAGAATAACACGTTGTTAGTGTGATTCTTCATCTTAATATTCTCATCCATCCATATTTTACCAATTATATAAACAGATTTTATACAAAATCTCTTCCCAAGACGATGAGTAAGCCCATTACCACGGGTAATATCGGATACACAAAGCAGAGTACCAGAATGACCAACATCATTTTTCTTCTCATATGACTGGACCTTACACGGACCTTCACACCCCTTGGGCACATCAGGGCTTCGATACATTCTGTACATCCTGGGCTTCCGATAGATGGGCCTTTGGGCCCATGATCTCCTTCTGTTTGTGGCGAGGGCAATGGGGGCACTCGCACGGTTGGCATACGGGCTGTCGAAGTTCAGACGGCGCCGTACTTTGGAGACGGGAGTGAAAATCCCTATATCTGCAGGACGCTTCGACATAGTTCTTCGCACGAACAACGAGTATAAGATCACGTATCAAATCGAAACCCACCGTATCCGGAGAGTATGTAGACTCAACAAGAAGAAGGTATTTAACCGCTAACATACACCTAAAACCGTGTACGGTTTCAGGGAAATCATTAAGTAAAGGATCCCACATCTTTAACCTTTAAAATTAGGGCTGACGTATATAAAGACAAAAGTGACGTCAACATCCACTTATCTAACTTTCAAGGCACGAACTCTATTGGTCGACAAGGGGGGGCCCACCACGAAATTTCGGGCGGCCATCCGGTAATATTATA